CCCGCCGCGCGACCATCCGGGCCGCGTTCAATCATCCTGACCCGCCCGCCCTTGCGAACGCCCATTGCCCGACCATCCGGCCCGCGTACAATCTCAGCCGGCGCGGCAATGTCAGACGCAACGCTCTCTAGCCGCGCCTCGATGACTTGCGCCTGTTGCGCCACCGCTTGCAGCATCTGCACCGCTTGGCCAAGCGCCGCCGTCACCTGCTGAAGCCTCGCGTCAATCGGTTGCGTCATGCTGCCCGCGATTTCAGCTTGCCGGCGCGATAGCAAATCTTCAAACTGCACCTCACGCGGCCCCGCAATCTTCATCCGCTCCATTTCGCGCGCATTCTCGCCATCCTGCTGGCGCATCGTCAAATCAGCCTGAGACACGGCGCGGCGCAACGCGAAATCCTCGCGCGCCGCTTCGGCCTTCATGCCCATTTCCTCGCGCGCAAGCTGCAAATCGGTTGCCGCCTTTTCGCGCATAATCTGAATATCAGCCTGAGCCCTGGCACGCTGCAACTCGATATCCGCCTCCATTTTTTTCTGTTCGAGCTGCATCTTGGCTTGCGTTTCCTGAACTTTTGGATCGGGCGCCGGGCCTTGCGCGGATTTCTGTTGAAGCGCGGCCATGCTCTGCTCAATCGCGCCCTCTAGCTGCCGCCCCGCGCGGTACTGCCGCACAAGCCAATTAACCGTCTCAGACACCATCGGCAGCATTTCCGGCGCCGATTGCATCATTGGTATGGCTTCCTTCAGAAAGCCCCCGACCGATGACAGAAACTCTTGCGCCGCTTGCTTGTTCGCCGCGTCATCGCTGGCAATCGTGCTATCCGTCTCGACGTCTATACGGAAAGACCGCAGGCGATCATCGTGCAGCAGCCCGAAAACGCTCTCGACCGTAGGCGTGCCAGGCGGGATGGGCTGCCCCGTCATCATCGCCTGTTGTTCGCTCGGCAACTCCATGCTGGCCATCTGCATGACGGTTTGTGGCTGGAAGTGATCCGAAATTATCTCACCAGCAATGGCGATAAGATCGCGCGCAAATCGCGCAACCTCGCCCTGCATGTCCGTTAGCCGCAGATTGGCATAGCGTCCCTTGATCTCTTGCGCCGTCGCCGTCTCTGCCGCGTTGCTCGCGCCTCGCACAATGTCAGCAATGCCGGTGATCTCGTAAATCTCTTGCTTCACCACCTGCATTTGCGCGGTCACTTGCGCCAGCGCCGCTACGATGGTGTCCAGCGGCAGATAATCAATCACACCCTTCAAGCCGCCACGCTCGGCAAGCCCGCTCCAATTTTGAACAGGGATTAGCTTATTCTCTGCGCCCGTGAGCAGCCGCCCCAGGCTCGCATCCTGCGCGCCATCGTACACGCCGGCCACCTTGCACGCCTCGGTCAACAGCGCGCGGCGATGGTTCAACTCGTCAAGCTCGGTCGCTTGATCCTGATACAGCGCGTAATCCGGCACTGGGATGAGCGTGTCGGTCGTCGTCGTCGCATACAGCGGGCGAGGGCACGGGAAAAAGTCTTCTAGCCCATACGGGTCGTCGCGCTCATCCAGCAACTCAGGAAACCCGCGCGATAACCACACCACGCCCTTCGTGTGCTTGTTCCACATCTCATAGATCCAAGCCCGCGCGTAAATCTCGTTTCGCGACCTCGCCGATGAATCGTTTTTGTCAGTTGGCGGCTTCGCATCCAGCGGCACGCGAGAGCCGATATCTTGGCCAAACCGCTCAATCAACTGCTTGCGCGTCATCATCACGCGACGCCAAACCAAATACACCTCTGACCACGTCCGGGCTTGGTTGTGCCCAAAGTCCTCCCAGCCGATGTAGTCAAACTCGACGCATTCACCTTGCAGCCGCTCGGTCTGTTCGGCATTTTCGCCGCCGGCCTCGCTCGCGTCGTCCGTAATCGTCGCTTCGGCCGATTGCGCTTCGGTGTAGGCGTCGTATCGAACCCACGCCGTGCCACGGCCGGCTAGCAGCCGATCATCTCGAACCGCCTTCATCACCTGGTCAAAGCGCCAGTTGCCAATGGTGAAAGTGATTGCGCGCTCTAAGATTTCCGACGCCGTTCGCGCCACCGGGTCCGCATCGCGCCAGCGCCGCTCAACCACCGGAACCGGCATGCGAGCGTAGAGCGCCGGCTGCAACGTCTGGACGTTGCTCCACAGAATGTTGAACCGCTTGCCGTTGTCCTCGCGCGAGTAGGCTTCAACGCGCCTCTCGTCACGGTACAGCTTTACGATCTTGCGCGCACGCCGCACCCAATCTTTGCACCACCGATCATAGGTATCAATCTCGGTGCGATCTTGTAGGTAGGGACGTTCTGCAATGTCTGCATCTTGGCCGGCGCTTTCAGACACGTCAGATGGTGCCTTCGCCGACCGTGACATAGAGCGTTGCGGTGCTGCTGCCCGTAATCGCCGCCACCGTCACCACGTCGAACGGTTTGGCCACCACGACCAAGCTATTTGCCGGTACCGGGAAGTCGGTCGCCACCGCCGTTTGCGTGCCCGTGCCCCAACGCACGAATACCGGCACGCTCCCAACATTCATTAGCCGCATGACGGAAAAGCCCGTAGCAACGGTCGCGCTCGCGCTGGTCGTGCTGCATGAGATAGATACCGTCGCGCCTGGCGAGAATACGCCGGTCATTGCCATGCCTGTTGCTCCTAAATGCGCTGCGATGCGCTGCCGCGTTCGGCATCGCGCCAAAGCTGGTCGAGAGTGACTGTCGATTCCCCGCCGATAACGATTTCGGCCAAGCGCGGCTTTGGCACGACCACCGGCGCAATCTCGCGCCACGCCATCGCCAGATAGCGAAACGCATCGGCGCTGTGACTGGTCCAGTCGTGCCTTGGCGTCGGGCGGAAGACCTTTGCTTTCTCGTCGTACTCGCTGCGATACTGCCGCAACGCCTCTAGCCCGTTGCGTGTGCCATCGGCATCGAACCAGCAGTGCGCCATCGTCAACCGCGCTGCGTTGATACCGTCATCGATCTTGTGCGCTGGCACTAGGCGAGGCTTGCGGCCAAGGCTGATAAGCGTCTCTACCCGCGTGCGCCCAGTCTCTAGCGACCTCACGCGCGCATCGTGCGGCACCCAGTCGATGCCCTGCGGCAAGCCGGTAGTCCGCGCCGCGATCTCTGCCGCGTAATGCGACAAAGGATGCCCATGGTTTTCGTAGTGCGAGCAAACCCGCACCTCGCCGCCGGCAATCTGGAAAAACCACAGCGCCGTGCTGTCGCCTATGCCTAGATCCCACGCGACATGCACCGGCAGGCTAGGCTCAAACGGCACCACGCCAATCCGCCCCAGACGCTCAGCTTCGGCAACCTCTTTACCGTAGTATGCGCCTAGGATCGCAGCATCGAAGCTGCACTCGTATTCCTGCGCGTATTGTTCTGGCGTCATGTCGCGCTGCGCCGCCGCTAGCTCACTTGCCGCGAGGATGCCCGTCTCGCTCGCCTTGAGCATGTGGCGCGACCAGTCCTCTTGCACGCCGGCCGCGTCGTAGATCGAATAGAACCCGTTGCGCCCTTTCGGGGTGCCGATGAACAACGCGCGCCCTTTGCGGTCGCTCAGGCCGGGCCGCACTACCTCGGGCCACACGCTCGGCGCCATGTCTGCGTATTCGTCGAGTATCGCGTCATCGTGGTACAGGCCGCGCATCGCCTCGGCATTCTCGGCACCGTAGAGCCTCAACCGCGCATTGTTGACCAGCGTTACGCGAAGCTCGCTCTCGTTCGGCTCGGCACCCCACGCCGGCCGCGAATACCGTTTGAGGTATTCCCAGGCCACGTCTTTCGCCTGCCGATATGTCGGCGCGATGTAGCTACAGCGCGGGTTTTCGTGCGGACATTGCAGCCCTGATAGAATGAGCCGCTGAACCGCCGCAACCGTTTTGCCTGCGCGGCGATGAGCTACAGCGATGCTAAATCGTGAGGTCGTCAGCACCAGCGGCCGAAGCTGCCGCCGAATCCTCATTTCTAGCTTCATGTTCATCGATGATGATGACTTCCAGGCGTTGTTGGATCGGCCCGCCGTCTGGCCCGCTCACCGATTGCAGCGGCGCGCCGTCAAGCCGCGTCGCAGCCTTTTCGAGCATGACCGCGTGATGCGGATGCCCCGGGTCGGCGATGATAGCGATCCATCGATCTGCGACAGTCTCACGCGCGCCACGCTCAGCCATCAAGTCGGCAACGCTGCGCTTGCCTTCGCCCGTCTTCACGCCTGCCGGGCGGCCTGCCTTGCCTGCGACCACGTCACCACGCGGGGGTCCGCCCCATCCCATGCCGTTGCCGTAACGTGTGCCTCACGTCCTACCGCCCATCGTCACCTCTCGATAAGTCCCGGTCTCGACCATCGCCGTGTCATGTGGCTGCGGGGCGACGTTAACGCTT